GAGAGCCTAGAGAAAGACCTCCAAGATTTCCTGCTCCATCACCAAGTCCTTTTGGTCCAGCTGGAACTACAAGTAGACCTCCAAATATAGATGATTTAACTTTTATAGGAGGAGCATCTCCTGTTCCAACACCTGTTCCAACTCCTGCTCCAACACCAACTCCTGTTCCAACACCAACTCCTGTTCCAACTCCTGTTCCAACTCCTGCTACAACTTCTAGTACTTCTGCTAAATCTGGTGGTGGACGTGAAGATCTTGGTGGCGGAATTATTTATGATTCTTATAGTAATATAATTTTTGGATCAGATGGATTTCCATTATTTGTAATTACAGAACCAATGAATGTAAATGCTGCAGCTCCTTATCAGCCAAAAGTAATTTCAAAAGAAGAAATGGATAAAAAAGTTGCAGAAATTCGTGCTGCTGGTGGTTATGAAATTAAAGGTCTTGGAACACAAAAATCAGGTGCTGTTAAGCCAAAAACTAGACAAGAAAAATATGCAGGAACAAATCTTTCTATTGTAAAAGCTGGATCTGCTCTTGCGGATCGTCCAGCAAAATTAGCTAGACTTGCAAAGTTAGATCTACCAGAAAAAGAAAGATCTCGCCAGGTTCCAGAACATATTTTGTTGGTAGATAAAATATATGGTATAAATAAAGGAAAAGCTAACGCTTATAAAGCTACTTTTGATGAAATTGCAAGAGTATATAAAACTGATGAAAAGAAAAAGAAAGAGGCACAAGAATACTTGACAGCCACTCATTTATTGTATTCAGAAGGTTTAGCTTAAAAAAGGAGACTTAAATGGCTTTAACAGAAGACCAGAAAAAATCAGTTATTGCAAAAAGAGATGCTCTTGTCCAATCAGGATTATCACTTCAAGATGCAACAAGAGCTGCATTTGATGAAGTAGCTGGAGCTGGAGAATTTGATAAAAAGGTAGCACAAAAAGCTAAACTAACTGGTGCTCCACCAGTTAAAGATGTAAAGCAAATAGAAAGAGAAACTGCAGCACGTAAAATGCAAACTAGTTTAATTCAGTCTGAACAAGACTGGGTTAGATCTAGAAGAGATGAGTTAAAAAGAGCAGGATATGGAGAAGCTGAAGCTGCCAGTCAAGCTCAAAAAGAATTTAATAAAGAGTTTGGTCAAGCTCCTTCTGCCGGATTTGGAGAATATTCAGAAAGAGTTGAATCTTATATAGATCCAACTGCTGGTATTGCAGAAGAATTTTCAAAAAGCTATATACCAGAAGTGCTTAGATCTACTTTTGGTAGACAATTGTATGTTCCAAAAGATGACACTTTAAAAAGATTAGAAGCTGAAAGATTTACAGTTCCAGGAACTCCATTTCAAACATCTGCAGTTCCAACAGGAGTTGGGCCTGATTTTAATTCTATAAAAGAAGTATTTGCAAAAGATCTTAAATCTTCAAATAGTGAACTATCAGCAGAAGAAATTGAAAAAGCTGCATCTAATTATACAAATAGTTTAAGGGCAGCTTACGAAGTAACTTTAGCTCAAGAAAAAGAAGCTGCAACTAGAATTAATCCTGACTTACCAGATGTAATAAAACCATCAACAGATGTAAAAGATATATCTTCAAGAGCTTTAGAAAAAGCTCTTAAAGAAATTTCTGAAATTGACTCTGTTCCTATGATTCAGCCAGAAAAGGCAAGATCCGAAGAAATAAGAAAAACTTCAGGTAGTGCTCTTGAGGTTGCTGGTGCTGCTTTTGGTAAGCAAGAAACTGCCGGTGCAGGAGTTCCTGATTATAGTGACGCACAAATTGCATTTTTAAAATCAGAAGCTGATCGTGAAAAAGAAGCTGAAGTACAAAAAAGACTTACATCTAAACCAGAAAAAACAGTTTATGAATACACTAAAGATGGAAAGACTGTAAGACTTGAAAAAGCAGAATATGATGCAAGAATAGCCATACCAGATGACCCTATTCAAACAGTTAAAGTTACAGAAGTAAAAGTTCCAAAAACTGAAAAAGAAATAAGGTCAGAAGTTGAAAAAGATTATCCAACTACATGGTATTTAGATCCTGCAAAAAAGAAAAAATATTTAGCAAATCCAGAAGACTATTTAAAAAAAGGAATTTTATCTGATACCACTATTTATGGTGGACAAAAAGAAACAGTTACTGGCCAGCTTTTAAGAGGTGCTTTGTCACTTCCAAATGCTTTTGCTGGTTTAGCATCCGGTATATTTGAAGCCCCATTAACTGAGGGTGGCGAAGCTATTGCAGCAGAAAAGCGCAAACGTAGGCCAGAACTTTATAAAGATTCTCCAATTCTATATAATATTGCAGAAAACAGAGGTTTCTTTGGTGAAGCCCAAGAAGTAGCAGATATTCTAGAATTAGAAGGAATACCAAAATACGTTTATCTTGGTGGAACTTTTGCTGCAGATATTTTAGATCCATCTCTTGATATTGCTACGGCAGCAGGAAGAGGTTTAAAGGTAACAGCCCAAGCAAGAGCTGCATCTAAAGCTTTAGGTGCTTTAGGTAGCACTTCAACAGCAGCTTCAGTCGCAAAAGCAGGTTTAAAAGCTGCAGCAAATGATATATTAGATACTACATTTTTGTCTGTAGTCCCAAAAGATCCTAGAAAAGTAGATGGTGTAAGAGGTGCTCCAGTTAGATTTGCTGAAGTTAACCCAAGAACTGTAGCAACTGCAGATTTAACAGCTTCTCTGGAAGATTCTCAAAAGATTGCAGATAGCATTAAAGCTGATGCTAATATAACTGCCGATGCTGCAAAAGCTAATTTGGGAAATACAGGATATGCTAGAGAATTCAATAAAGTTGCTGATGCGTCTCCTGGAGCTAAAGCATCAGATATTGCTGCAGAGCTTAGCAGAAGAGAATCTTTAATTAAAACAGCAGATGAAATATCAAAAGGTTTAGATGAAATTTTATCAACAGGATCTACAAGATTAATTAGATCCAAAGAATTAGCCAGACAGCTTGGCGCTTTAGCTTCTACAGATGAAGCAGTTGCTGCAGCATTTAAAGCAGTTGATGATAATCCTAAAGCTGGTATACAAAAAATAGCTCAATATGTTGAGGCGTTAGACGATACTCAAAAAAACAGACTTAGAAAGGGTCTGCTGTATGATGCTGCATCAACCGAAGTTTATAGAAAAACTTCAACTATGTCAGCTTTAGACAATATTGTTGCTATTACAAAAAATACATTTGTAAATAAAACACTTGTACCAAAAATAATGGCAAAAGTTTCTAAGTCACCAATTGGAAAATTGTCTGATAAAATTAAAGATTCTAAAATTATTTTTAAAGCAACAGAAAAAGGTGTTGTTCAATCTTTTGATATTGCATCTAATACAGTTGCAAAAGAAGAACTTTTGCAAATTGCAGAGTCTTTAAGCGACTTTAGAAAACTAGACGTTGAATCTTTAAGAAGAATAAAAAGAGATGTTAATAATGGATTTATAACAACATCTGATTTTAGAGCTTTGGTTGATGGAAATGTAGATTTAATTGCAGAAGGAGTTGCTTTAACTGGAAAAGAAGTTGTTAGAGCAAGAGATGTAGCAAGATTGCCAATTATTAAACAACAGGATTTGTTAGTTCCATTGGAAAGCAGAGCATTTACAAGAGAAGTTTTTAAAGAAGCTCTTGCTTCTTTGACTTCAAGGTTTAAACGTGCTCCATCAAAACTTTCAATTGGTCAACAAAGATTGCTTTCAGAAGCAACATCAAGAGCTGCAAATTTAGATATAAAATTAAGAACATCAATGCAGGATCTTCTTGGCAAAATTTCAGATGATATTAGAGCAGCATATGGCATACCGGCTGATACAGAAAGCCTTTCAAAAAGTCAAGCCTTAGCTTATTCTATTCTTGGTCCAACTGCTTTAAGAACTCCAGAGGCCATTAAATCTGTATTAGATTTTGCTTTGCAAAATTTGTTTTATAACAAATCATTAAAGCAAGATATTTTTAATCTTTTTACAGGTGTAGATATTGCAAGAGATACATCGATATTAACTGCAAATGGAAAAGTATATTTTGATATTTTAACTGATGCAGCAGCCAAAAGAATTAATAATACACCAGAATCTTTTTGGCAAGAGCTAATTAATTTATCTGATGAGGCTAGAAAACTACTGGTTGAAGCAAAAAGTAATAGACAAGTAGCACAAGAATTTTTTTCTGTAAATCCTTCTGAAATAGTTGATATTGCAACAGAAGGAGGGGAAAGATTTATTCAAAAATGGATTAAAACACCAATTAGAGAAAAGGGTGGTAAAGCTGGAGAGCTTGTTGTAGGAAAAGAAAAAGCCATACCTCAAGAGGTTTCTGTTGCTCTTTATTATAAAGCAGAAGCCGATAGAATACAAAAAGAATTGTTATCTGATCTTATAAACAAAGAAATTGGAAAAGGCCAAGTTACTTTGGAATCAACAATTTCTGAAAATTATTTTAATTTTATTAAAGATGTAGAGTCCAGATTAGGATTAAAAATATTAGATAATTATCCAAAAATAATTTCCAATAGACTGGAAGCAATGTTAACAAATCCAGCTTGGAAAGAAACTCCAATTGATCCAAAAGATATTGAAAGAATGCTTTTTGATGAATCACAATTTATAAACGATATTAAAAATGAAATAAAATTAAAAACTAAAGAAGGTTTAAAAAGACTAACAGCAGCATCTAATCTTGGAATAGATATAGCTGCAGTTGTAGCAAAAAGATCAGAACTTGTCCAAAAAACAAATGAATTAAAATACATAACTGATAAATTAGAACAATTAAAAAGTCAACCAGAATTATTTCCACCAAACTTAAGGGATCCGGTTATAGTAAAAAATGAAATAGCTGTCCTAAAAGAAGAAGTTAAAAAATTATTTAATGAAGCTTTAAGAAAAAAAGCAAAAGAACAAATTGCAGCTAAAATTGAAAGTACGATGGCAGATCCTGAAGCTATGTCTGCTATTTCTACCATTATTGAAATAGCTGAAGATATTGCGCTTGGAATTAAAAGACAAAATGGATTATCAGATGTTGCAAGTATTTCTGCAATAGAAGATACTATACAAAGCATAGTAAAAGGTGATAGCGATGAAGCTGCACAACTTAAACTACTATTTGGTGAGGATGTTGCAGCACAAATATCTAAGTCCATGGAAGATGGTTTTTCTTCATTAAAAGAAGATTTAACGTCACAACTTGTTAGAGCTTATGAAGGTCGAGGACCTCTAACAGCAGTAACTGACACTATAAAAGATATTTTTGAAAAGATAAATGATTTTAGATATACATTTTTGTTAAACTTTAGACCAAGATTCCATGGTGCAAACTTAATTACAGCTGCAGATATTTACTACCAAACAACTGGTAAACTTCCAAACTATATTGATGCTGCTAAAGGATTGGCTTTAACTGATGTTGCTAGAAGAGATCCTTCTAGAATTATTCTTCAAAGTTCTCCAATAACTCTAAGAGGTTCTGTATCTCCAAAAATTTATACAGCAAGAGAAGTTTATGATATGCTTTCAACAATGGGAGGTAAATCAGTATATACTTTAACTGCACCAAATCTAGCAAACAAAAGAATTTTGAATTTAACTGATGATGACTTTAAAATATTTGGTGATTGGTGGAGTTCTCTCCAAAATCTTCCAACAATAGAAGATATGGCATTTAGATACTCTGTTTTTGCTGATGCTATTAGAGCAGGAAGATCAGAAGACGAAGCTCTTGAGTTAGCAAGAAAAAGTATGTTTGATGCTGCAGATATAACTGCTTTAGAAAGACCTCTACAAAAGTTGCTAATGTTCTATGGTTTCGCCAGAAATAACTTTGTTAATTTCCTAAAAAATATGGGGAGCCCAGAAGGAATTAAGAGAATTATTAAAGGACTTAAATTAGAAAGAAATGTAAATAATTTAAATACCTCTGAGGAAGATAGAGAATTTGCTCCAGGATATACACAAACAAAAACAATTTTTGAAAAATTACCTATATCAGATGAAAAAGATCTTTACCTAACAAGCCCTTCTATTGCAACTAAAGAAGCTGTTAAATTATTTGGTGAATTGGTAAAAGGTAATTTTGGTGAAGTTTTATCAGGTATGGTTAATCCAACATACAAAGAAATACTTGGAATATCTGGATCAATGGATAGAGATCCAACAAAAATAAGTCCAGAACATATTGCTTTAATGAAGTTAATTCCATTCTCTACGCCTGGAGATATTTCGTCTTTTATTGTAGGATCTGATATTGTTCCAAAAGCAGCAAAACCAGAAGATGGAGCTGTTGATGGATATATCTACCCACTTACTACACCTAGCCAAATAAAAAGATATAAAGCATTTATTGATCTTTTAAGCTATTCAGGCTTGGCCGCCCCAATTACAGATTGGTCTAGAACATTAGCTGGAGAAGGAACTCCAGTTGAACGTCTAAATAATATTCAAAGGGGCTTATATGCTGTTGGAGCATTAACACCATCATATGGTATACCAGCTTGGAAACAAGATTATTTTAATAAATTAGCTAAGTTGCAAGCAATAAAAGCATCTGCTACAAAAATAGAAAAAGAAGTTCAAAAAGAAACTGCAATAGAATCTGCTGCTATACCACAAACACCAGAACAAAAAGCCCAAGTTGAAGAAAGCAAAATTTCTATTGCGGTTGCAGAATCTGAAAAAGCTAAATTAAATTCTAAAAAAGCAAGACTTTCACAGATTATGTCAGAACTTTCTATTCCCAATTTAAGAAAACAATTATATGAAAATTATAATGGTAATGAAGATAGATTAAATACAGAATATGCAAATCCAAGAATGGAGGAAGCTATAAAATTACAAAAGGAAATTGAAAAATTAGAAGAAAAATTAAATCCTCCAAAAGCAGCCAACAAAGAAGCAGAAGGTTCTAGACAACCTAGACCTGAAAGACAACCTAGACCTGAAAGACCACCTAGACCACCTAGAGAACCTAGACCTGAAAGACCACCTAGACCACCTAGAGAACCTAGAAATAGATAGACTTTACTAATTCACTATATTAGAACTCCTAGAAGAAGTAGGAGGCAGGAGAAATAAATGGCAAAGACAGGAAAGTTTTTACATAACAGCGCACATGCAGTAAATTTGCAGGCAACAACTGCATATGATATTGCACGTAGACATAACTTGACAGGATTAGGTGCTGATCCTGGTCAATCACCAAATAAAAGATATATTTTAAGAACACTATATATAAAACTTGACACTATTTCTGCAGGACCAGCACCTTCAACACTTACTGTTCGTTTAACAAGAGATGCTGGTGGCAATGATATAGTTGTAGGTGATGTAACAGCTAGCATATCTGTTGGAGTTACTACAGCAACTGAAGGTGCTGTAACTATTGCAATAGATTTTGCTTACTCTCACAATGATATAACAAATGCAACTGAAAATAACCTTTGGTGTTTTTGGAAAACTGACGCAGGAACAGCACAAGTTAGAAGAATAGAACTAGTTACAGAGGAATAAAATGCCCTCCTCAAACAATGCAAATGCTGGAATGGGAAATTCCAATACAAAGTCAAATAATGCTTTTGCTGCTCCAACTATTATAAGTGGTGGTGGTCCTGCTCCAGTACCAACATCTGGAGCATTAGCAATATTTGACTTTGCAACAATGCCAAACCAAAATCTAAAAGCCACTGGTTCTTACACCATTCCTGTTAGTGGTGGATCAACATCCGCAACAACTGCACAGATACAAGTATTTAAAGGAAATACTGGTATTGGTGCGGCTGGTATACAGCGTATAAATGGAGGCTTTTTAGAAATTAATCCAGATATAGTTACATCAGAACTTGGTTTAGAATATTGGAGTAACGTATCTTGTCCATTTCTTGGCATTGACTTAAGAACATTATCTAATAAGCTTAATACTTCTGATACAAAATTTCAAGAACTACAATATGAAATAGTTGCAGAAGTAGTTCCTGAATGGGTAAATGGAACAAGAGTAGTTCAAGTTCCAGTTTATGTTTATTTTTATGTAGGTTTTTTAAATAACCTCGATTTATGGGCATCTAATAATACACCAAGACCAACTGGAAATTTTGTTGGATTTAGAGAAACAACAAATGTACCAGGAACAAGAGCTGCAGAATTTGGCGGTATTTGTTTTGCAGATTCCTCTTTTATAAGAGGATCATTTGCACATGGCAATTTTCAAACAGCAACTGTTCCATTTAATAGTTGGTTTAATAACACAACAACTTTTATGAAAGCTACATGGGATGGTGTAACTGGAAGTCAAATACAATGGAATGGAACAACTGGACTAAAAAGATCTTGCGGTAATCAGTTTTCTAACTCTTACAGTCCTCCAACAACTTTTAACACACAAAGAGGTACAAACAATTTATGGGCAGTTGTTTATGCTTCAAGATCTACTTCATCAATTCAAGCCGGAGATGTGCCGTTTAGAATAAAAAAACTAACCATCTTTGAAAGGACTTTGTCATGATAGTTATAGTCAATGGTGAAGCTCAAATTCATTATAGGTCTGGTATGGACACTTGGTTAAGTATTTGTAATACATTAGAAGATATGTATCCAACAGATCTTTATACATCCATTAATGCTTATGGAAGTATTTTTATTACATCTAGTATAGAAGATGTATATTTAGCAACAGATATATTATCTGAATGGGAGAATTTCTAATGCCTTCATCAAATAATGCAGCTGCCGGTATGGGAAATTCTGCTACAAAATCAGCAAATGTTTCTGCAGCACCAACAATAGTATCTGCCGGTTCTACACCAGGTGCTACATTAAGATCTCTTGGTAATCTTAATGGTGGATCTTATACATTTACAGATACTGCTGGTGTAGCACTTTCCAGTTATTCTTATAATTCTGCAAATGATACACATACATTTAATGTTAATACAATTTCAGTTGGTAATGAAACATATTCTATGATTTCTGGAACAAATTTTACAAGTTCAAAATGGACAACACCTCTAGTATATGATGATGGAACGCCTGTTCTTGCTGGAGATGCATTTTCCATGTCAGTAAGAATAGATAACGTTAATACTGGCGCTGCAAGACAATATATTTTTGGTATTGCAGTAATCCAACAGCCAACATCAACAGTTATTGCAACAATGGGTCCATCAGGTTTGTACGGTATAACTACCTCTGTTGGAACTCCTGGAATTGGAGTTCTTGCAGGTAACCTTGGTGCAGGTACAACTATAGCATCAATGTTATCTGCAGTTGGCCAAGTTGTATTTACTGGAGGTCCAACAATGGTTAAAGCTGGTGGATCATGTGCAGCTACATCTTCAACCGCAGGTGGAAGTAACGTTAGAGTTGATGGTAATACATGGTCTGTTCCTACTTCTCAACAATTAAACCTAGCAATATTTGTAAGTACAAATGGCACTACTACAACGGTTGCTGGAGCTTATTCTGCAAGAATAAAATATAGCATTACAAAATTAACATAGGAGAGGCCAATGATAATTAGTTCAATTATTGCAGGTGAATTTCAATTATCTGATGATGGTAATTATGGAGATGGTTTATCTATTTCTGTAGTTATATCAAAAGAAGAATTAGACTCTATTTTGGAAGTTTATGATCCAGCTAGTTCAACATCTCCATCTGTTTCTACATGTAGGCCAATTGTAAGATTAATGCTTGACGAAGTATTAAAGATGGGGGCTTAAATATGATAGACGCACCAACAATTAGCTTATTACTTTCAGCAGCTAGTGGTCCAGCATCAGGTGTGGTTGTAGCTTTAATTTGTATGGTAGGATTTGGATATTTTCTTATCAAACATCTTTTACCACAGCAAGAAAGAATGCTTAATTCAGCTTTAGAAGACAGCAGAAAAAATAGAAAAGTTTTCGTAGATGCAGTTGAAGTTATGTCTAGACGACTAGAGCGTGTAGAAGAAGATATTTCTGAAGTAAAACAAATTATAAAGGATAAAATATAATGTCACTATACGAGAATATCAACAAGAGAAAGGCCGCCGGAACATCTAGAACTAAAAAAGAATCAACTATTGATCCAAAAACATATGATAAAATGAAAAAAAAGAAAGGTGGATTTGCTCCATCTCCAAAGAAAAAAGGTGCAAAATAATGTTAGGACCAAAAGAAAAAGCAGATCTTATTTTAGATGCAGTTAGATTAATTTCTCTTATTGCAGGTCTTTCAAAAGATGGCTGGACAAAAGAAGAAAAGGCACAACTCTTAGAAGCCTTGGCTCTTTTCTCTGCAAGAATAACAAAAGAAGCTTTAGATTAGGAGTTTTATATGGCCGAACCAGCTCCCGGAAAAAAAAGTGTAAAAGTTGTAGAAGATCCAGAAACAGGAAGAGAAAAAACAATTTCTTATGGGGCTAAGGGCTATCGTATTGCTCCAAAGGGAAGTAAAAGAGCAGACGCATATTGCGCTAGATCTGCAGGTATTAAAAAACGTTTACCAAAAGATGTTCAAAATGATCCAAATACACCTAACAACCTATCAAGAAAAAAATGGGGTTGTCAAGGTGATAAATCGGTTAAGCAAAACTGACAACGCCTCCAAGTCGTAAAACCTGGAGGCGAAGCAGAGACATTTTGACGATGATTGTTATAGATAATCCACTTGGTGGATATCAGTAATATTCATTATTGAATAAAACCGATAGATTATTATACTATACAAATATAAAAAAACCACTAGATTGCTCTAGTGGTTTTTTATTTGGAGAGGAGTGGTCTAATGTCAATAATAACTAATTATAGATGGTGAATAAGTACTTCTTTATAATACTGCCACCACTGTGGTGGCTCTTATATTATACTATTTTGATTTTTCTTTTTCGATCCAGTCATCATAAAGCGGTGGAATATCCATCAATTGATCTAATTTTTTTTCTAGATTTTCTTTTAATTCTGGATTAGCCAATACTTTTTTAGAAAGTAAATCTAAAAGAATCATTATTTCTGCTTCTGTTAAAATCATTTATCACCTCTATCTACTTCAACTATTATATGAACTTTTGCTTTTTCTTCTTTATAAGCTTTTGCTGCAGCTTCTTCTGTTTTATAACAACCAATATGATGATTTTTTCCATTATAAAAAATTCTTGCAATCCATATGTCTTTTTCTTTAAAATAACTATAGCCTTTAACTTTGGTCATATTTAACATATTATGCTGATGTGTAACTATTCTTAGATTATCTAATCTATTGTTGGATCTATTTCCATCAATATGATCTATTTCTAAACCTTCAGGAATTTCTCCTTTAAATGCCATCCAAACTAATCTATGTACTAGATATGTTCTTTCCAACTTACCAGACTTGTAGCAATAAACTTGTTTATATCCAGCCCCATTTAAACTACATTTTAGTAACCTTCCCCATCTTGAATATACATTACCAAGTTCATCTACAGAATAATTTTTTACTGCTTCTTTAATCATATCACACCTCTCCTATAATTAATTTAAGTTTTTTAGCTAACGCTTCTCTATGTGAATAGAAGGTTTTTTTGGATACTGAACCTTCTGGATAGTTGGAAACTCTTCCATCTTCCCAAACAGCTTCAACTAGTTCTAAGTTGTAATTAAAAATAAAACGTTCTCTTGGTGTTGCTGAGGTTTCAATCCAGTTGCAAAGTTTAGATAAAGAACTTTTATCTTCTAAATTTTTCATTTGATCATCCTCTACTTCAATTTCTTCAGACCAGTCATCACCAATTATTTGGGACTCTCCGGCTTTTGTTCTAAGTATTTCTCTATAATAAAGTCTACCAATAAAAGATTTCATTTCTCTTTTTGTCCAGGCTTTAAAAGATTTTTCCACACCTATATCACCCCAAAAAATATTATCTGCCATCCATTTTTCTCTCCAGTTTTTTGTAGAGCTTTTATTGTGAGAAACTAAATGCATCATAAATTCCTGACAAAAATCCATTTCATCCCAACCAAAATGTGCAAGTATTATTCCGAGTTTATTCCATCTAGACAAATACCATTTTAACATACCTTTTGTTGCTTCTCTTGCCTTACCTATTGCCATGTTATTTTTGCTCATCGATCCCCTCTCCATATATTATACTCGCAATGTAGTAGATTTCTACCACTTTTTACACCTTATGCAAAAAAAAATAAAAAAAGCCAAAAAAAATTATCCTACCGCTACTACTCTTGCTAAAACTTGGCCCTGAGTAGTAGTTGCATGTCACGCATCTTGGACTTACTCCAAAGGAGTTAAGTTAGTAAAGTAAATTCCAACAAAGTAATATATAATAGGGGAAAAAATATGAGTAAGAAAAAGCTAGGTGTTCATTCAGATGCATGGCGTTTTTGTTTAGTTGGCGCTGATGATTGGCTTATAGATTCTTTGCATTATATAGAACCAGAAAAGTCCTATATTAATGCTCTTGATGGAACTGGCGAGGCCAATCCTGATATAGATGTCCATTCTGTTTTAGAATCTATCCCACAAAGATATAAACAAATCTTGTGGGAATATTTTTTTGATGGATCTACACTAGAAGAAATGGGTTTAAAAAGAGGAGTAACAAAACAATATATGCATCAAGAATTAAAAAAGGGTTTAGATCTTATGCGTGAAGGATTAAAGCCATGAAAGAACAAATTTTTACAATAAAAATTCCAATATCAGCAAAAAGTAAAAAAAATAAAATGAGGTATTGGAAGGGTAGAGTTGTTAAAGATCCATCAATAACAATCTATGAAGCCGCATTAGAAGCAGCTTTAAAAACTTACAAAGGATCTCCAGTCGATTTTCCAGTTATAGTTTCTGTATCTTTTTGTTGGAAAGATAAAAGAAGAAGAGATTTGCAAAATGCATTAGATGTACTTTTAGATGTAGCACAAGGAATAATATATAAAGACGATTCACAAATAGAATATTTATGGGCCAATAAAAAGTTAGGTTGTGAAGAATCTTCAATACTTTTTACAGTTTATAGGAGCTAATATGGAAAATATAATATATGGCCTAACCGAAATAGAAAGAAGCTTAATTATAATAAAAAAGAGGCTAAGAGAGATAAGCAAGCTTTATGAAGATGGCTCTATAAAAGAAATAGAGTCTGAAGTTTATTTAACTGAGCTTAATCTAGCAGGAATCATATCTGAAATAACTCCTACTTGACATATCCTTCTATTTTGTAGAAGTAAAAATGTACCAAAACTGTACCTTTACAAAGGAGAATTATATGCCAAGACCTGTAAATTATGTTGTAAAGCTAAGAAAATGGATTCGTCAATCTAAAGGAGATGATGGGCTAAAATTTGCGCTTTTAAACACGCTTAATCTTTATAATTCTGGAAAGGCAAAGCTTGAAGAAGTAAATAAAATGGTTGATAAATATTCTAAAACAGTTGTAAAAGAAGAAGTAATTAAAGATGAAATATCTGACTTAGATAAAGAACTTTTAGAATATTTATCACAAGTTGACGGTACTTTGGAGAACTAAATGAAAACAAAAATGGAGCTGGAAAAAGTTTTATCTAATCCTGTAGCTTTTATACAAAGATTAAAAATAATAGATAAGGCTGGAAAGTTAATTAATCTAAAGCCAAATTCAGAACAAATAAAAATAATTGAAGCTCTTGAAACTGGAGAGCCAACTTTAATCTTAAAAGGTAGACAAATAGGTTCTTCTACAATTGTTGCAGCTTATTTTTTTTGGAAGATATATACATCTAAAGAGCCAACTACATTTGCTATTCTTTCTCATAAATTGCATTCAGCAAAGCATCTTCTTTCTATGCATAAAACATTCTATGATAATTTGCCAAAATTTTTACAAAAAGAATTTGAAATAAATAATACAACAGAACTTAAGTTTAAAGATTCTGGTGCAAAAATTATCGCAGTTTCCGCTGGTGCTGATGGTGGCATTAGATCATTTACCTGTTCTTATTTACATATATCAGAGTATGCTTTTTCTCCAAATCCAGAAGAATTAAAAGCAACAGCTTTAAATGCTCTTAATGATGGTCAGCTGGTTATAGAAAGCACTGCTAATTATTTTAATGATGCCTTGCATCAGGAGTGGATAAAATGGACCAGGGGAGAAGTTCAGTGGAAAGCTCTATTTTTTCCTTGGTTTAGCCATCAAGAATACTCTTTAGATGTTAAAGATGATAGACCACTTTCTGAGGATGAAGAAGCCCTAAAGACTAAATGGGGCCTAACGACCTCTCAATTACTTTGGCGCAGAGAAAAAATATCTAAAATTGGATTAGATAAATTTAAAAGAGAATTTCCTGCAAGTATAGATGATGCATATAGCCAGACAGGAAATGTTTACTTTAAAGAAGATGACTTCAAAAATATCAATCTTATTCCTGTTGAGCCAGTAGAATTTACAAGATTTTCTAAAGTTGATAAAGATGATGCCTACGCTATTGGTGTAGACGTTGCTGCCGGTGTAAATAGAGACTATTCAGTTATTTATGTTATATCTAAAAAAACATATAATTTAGTTGCTATTTATAGAAGCAGATTAATTGTTCCAACGGCACTTGCAAAAAAAATACAAGAAATAGCTACAGAATATAATTCAGCACTTGTTTTGGTAGAGTCTAATAATTTTGGCAATGTTGTGCTAAATGAATTAAGACATCTTGGATACTATAATATTTGGCAGCAAGATGGAAGGGACTGGATAACTACATCAAAATCTAAAACAGAAATGTTTGAAGGATTAAAAGAAGTAATTAGCCAGGGATATATAACATGGCTAGATATGATTACCTATCAGGAATTAAGAGCCCTACAGTTAACAGATAAGGGTGGAATAGAACTTCCAGAAAATATGGATTCACATGCTGACTCTGCACTTGCTATGGCTTTATCTTATGTTTGCATAAAAAAAGTTAATTTAAAAATTAAACCATATCTGCCTGATTGGATTGGTGTTAAAAGAACACAAAAAGTTTTACAAACAACTGGCGCAGCAATTGGTATTAAAAGCAGATACTGATTACTTGACAGAACCGCATTTATGTAACATTTATGTAACGGAGCAAGATAAATGGCTAGAAATTCCGACGACATACAGAAATTTATAAGAATTATCTGGACCGAGCACAAAGAATATTGGAAACAGAAGGCTGGAGAGCTAAAAAAATACAAAGAAGCATATGAGTCTAAATTTTGGAAGTCAGAAGAATATGATTCATCAATGATTAGAGTTGAAACCGCTGACTGTTATTCTTATGTTGAATCTTTTATTTCTTCTCTTTTTTCTAAGACACCATCTGTTGTTGTAGGTTCAGATATAGCAGCTACTGGTGGAGATCCAAAATTAGCACAAGCTGCTGCAAATAGATTTATTTATACACAAAGAGAGCAGTTAGAAATTGCTACAAGACTAGCTCTTATTTACCAGTATTCTGCACTTAAATTATCACCAATAGCTAGCAATGAAATGTTAGATAAAGTAACAATTAGAGCACTTCCTTGTTGGGAAGTTATCCTTGATAGGGATGCTACTGCAGATTCTGATCAAAGATTTATTGGACACACTTATTATCTTAATATGGTAGAGGCAAAAAAGAAATTTGGAGCTAAAAAATTTGTTGCAGTTCCAAAAGAAAATTACTTTGATGAAGGTGGCGGCCCAGTCTCTTACACAAAACAAGATTACAATGATTTACCAGATGATTATCTTTACATAGAAATTGTAGAGCTTTATGATTTATTGCATGATGAAGTTTATTATTGGTCACCATCCTACAAAAATGGTGACGGAATAATTCTAAGAGATCAGATTCCTGTAAGAACTTATAACGATAATCCTCTATCTCCAATCGTTCCACTTTTCTATTCTAGATCTCCATCAAAACCAATGGAAGGTCTATCTGCTGTTGCAAGAGTTTATGATCAATTCTATGAGAAAAATATATTGCGAACTTACTGGGCTAACGCAGTTCGTAGAGACAGCAGACAATATCTTTATAGAGAAGGTATGGTTGATGAGGAAGCTTTAGCAAAGATTACCGCTGGTGTTGATGGAGCAATGATACCAATCGATTCTGATACTTTATCTGGAATAATTGTTCCTGTTGGTGTTGAACCAATTTCATCTAACTTTGATCGTTATTTAGCAGCAATTGAAGGAGACATAAATAGAGGTTCTTCTCTTGCTCCATTTGCTAGAGGTGAAGCTACAAAAGCAACCGCTACAGAAATCACTGCATTGGCTGCTTATTCTGCTTCTGAAATAGGTAAGCTTGCAAGAGAAAGAGATAATGCAATAGAAGCAATAATAAATGTTTATTTAAGAACACTAGTCTTACTTGCTGATGAAGGTGAAAAAGCAGTTCTAAATGTAGAAGGCGAAGGCAAAACCATTACAGCAGAGGATCTAGAGGGCAAGTTTAGAATAAACGCATTGGATCAGGGTTCCACACCACTATCTGATGCAATGAGAAAACAAAACTTACTAAGCTTACTTCCAACTTTACAGGGTCTTGGAGTTCCACAGGATATAATAAAAGAAGAAATAATCCGATTAAATGAACTGCCAAAATCATTCCTAGAAGTACCACCTGAAGTAAAGCAAGGATCAGCTCCAGGTCCATCAGCCGCAGATATAGCAGCTATTAATACTGGTGTCCCAACCAGTATAACACCAGCAGAAGAGCTGGCAATGAACCTACAAAGAAGAGAATAAGTTTAATGTTTATTTACAAAATAACCGCAAAAGATTACTATTATTTTGGTCAAACAAAAAATCATTATAAAGCTAGATGGGCCTCACATAATTGTGATTTACGCAAAGGAAAACACGGAAACAAAATACTGCAAAGAACCTGGGATAAATATGGAAAAGAATCTTTTACATATGAAGTACTTTATTCTATAGATGACAAGGAGCTTTTGGATCTTATAGAGGAAGAGCTTATTGATAAATATAAAAATGATAAATTTTGTGCAAATATTTGTACAAAACCAAACACAGGTCCATCTCAAAAAGGTGTAAAAAAAAGCGATGAATGGAAGAAAAAAATGTCTGGTGCAGGTAACGGTAGAGCAAGAGCGGTTCTCGTGAATGGTGTTGTGTATTCTACAGTTAAAGAAGCAGGTGAGGCTTTAGGAACAAGAAAAGAAAATGTTATAAGATGGTTAAATGGAACTAGAACTGCCCCAGAAGGTTTTTCTGGAAAGTATCTCCAGGGAGGATGATATGCCAATTTATGATTTTTGCTGCACACAGTGTGGTGTTAAAGAAGAAAGGATTTTAAAAATCTCAGAAAGAGATAAAGAAATAATTTGCAGCCAGTGCCATATAGTAATGCGCCGAGCAGTATCTCTTCCAGCCAAAACAGCAACTCTTTGGAATGATGGTTGGAACTCTGGTTTATCTGGTCAGGGTATTTATTCACATGCTCTTGGAAAAAAAGTTCATTCAAAAAGAGAAGAAGACAATATAATGAAAGCTAAAGGATTTGTTTGTGAGTCTGATTTAGCTCCTCATTGGTGGGATGATCAGCAAGAGGCAAAAGCCCAAAAAATTAAAGAACAAGATCGCTTGACAGATACATATAATAGTAAGGTAGCTGAATATGGTGGCGATAAAATCAGAGCAATGACAGAAACATTTCCAGCTGAAGCTTGTCTTGATGGTTCGCTTGTTAAAACTTTTGATGAAAAAATAACAATTTAAAAGGAGATATAAAATGCAGATGTTAGGAAAAAAAGGTCCAAAAATGGAAGTGGAAATTCAGATAGGTGGAAGATCACCTAAAGATTCACCTATTGCAGAAGATCTAAATGAATTAGAAATGGAAGATGAAGATCTTTATGTTCAAATGGCTCCAAAAGGTAAATTTACTTCTAAAGGTCTGGACCCTCTTGTTAAAACTACCAACAAACTGCTTCCTTTATTTGGCCAGGATCCATCTTATCCAAAGATACCTGATGGTACTAGCTTACCCACAGATATCACAAGAGTTTTATCTATGTTTGTTTCAGCTGTTGATGATGCTGTTGAAGCTGGTATTTTAGAACCAGAAATGAAAATAGATCTAGGTATGGTAACTGATGACATGTCACTTATGTCACTTTCTGGTAAGCTAGATATGCTTTCAAAAAATAAAGACTTTAAAAAATTCCTACAAGAAGAAGCTCCAGAAGAACCAGAAATGGAGGAAGAAGTAGCAGAAGTAGAGATGAGCCCAGAAGAAGAAGATGCTATGATGATGGAAAGAATGTAATTAACAATTATATAAAAGGATTTAAAAAATGAGCACAGAGACTGTCCCAGACAATACCTCAATAGAAGCTGTAGAAGAAGTTGTAGAAGAAGTAGATAGCAATATTACTTTAGAAGATTTACTTAATATTGATGAAGATCAGGTTCCTGAATTTGCACAGGAAAACCACAAAGGAATGAAGCCACTTGCACATTGGATGCAGCACGTTCCAGAAGATGTAAGAAAACATCTTGCAAACATAAGATCTGATTACACAAGAAAAACTCAAGAAATTGCTAAAATGAGAAGTTCTTTAGAAGAAAGAGAAAAAGAAATTTTAGCAAAAAATGAACATATAATGAATGGTCCTCTTGCAAAACGTTTGCAAGAAATAAATGTTGAAGAACAGTATGACCTATTTGATCCAGAAGGTATGAAAGCAGAAATACAAAGACAAGCTGGATTAATGTTAAAGCAAATGTTAGAGCCTGCACAAAAAGAATTAGAATCACAGCAAAGAAAGTTACAGTTAGAGCAGTTTAAAGCTGCTAATCCAGAGCTTACAAATCCTGTTTATAAAGGTGAAATTCTTAAAATGCTAGGTGAAAGACCAGAGCTTAAATTAGAAGATGCTTTCTATATTGTTAAAGCAAAAATAGATGGTCAGAAAGTTTCAGAAGAAAAATCTAAATTAGCTCAGCAAAAAGCTTCTAGAAAAGATGTTGCTCTTAAGTCTTCTGTTGGCAGTAGAACAGCAGTATCTGAAGCACCAAAATTTAAGAATGCAATTGAAGCTTATAACTGGCATAAAGCAAATGGAATGAAATAATCTAACCGTTAGTGGCCTGCAAAAATTACCTCTGGAGCACCTGGGGTAATTTTTTTTTATTTTTTTTTCTACTGGACTACTACTCCTCAGAAGATCTGGCCCTGAGTAGTAATTGTAGCGCACGCATCTCGGACTAGAGTCCAACGGACCCACCGTAGAGAGGCTACGCCACTTAAAGTAAAAATTCCAACAAGAAAGCTAACAGGAAGTAAAAATGATTCACAAAAGTTTACCGCAGATTTTTTATGTGTCTGTTCCAAATAATCTTCTTGGACCAAAAATGCCAGAAGGATGGACAAGAGGAATTTTACATGGTTTATATGGAAGAGAAGGTCAAATGATTTTATGTCATATTTTGTTGGAATCTGGCGCTCATTGGTCTGGAATTCCTTTGCATTTAATAACTATGGAGTGGGATGGAGACTCTTCTGGTATGATTTTTAACCAAAAAGATTTACAACCTTGGGGCTGTATGGGAGAGGCTTTAAATATTTCTTTGTTGGAATATTTAGAGGGATTAAAAGTTACACCAAGATTTATGGATGTTGAAGGAAGACATACAGGAATTATTGTAGATTGGAATGGTAAGTTTTCTCGTCATCCTGAAGAGCACAAACCTTTATCACTTATTCATTTAGCTTCTGGTCAGTTTGCTTTATTGCCAAATAATTATTTTACCCTTTCAGATCCTCACTTTACAAAATTGTCAGAATTGCCAAAGTTATATCGTCGTGGTGATAAAGTTTGGTGGGAATAATGTTTACTTTACTTTTTCCTAGTTATTAGATGGCGCAGCGTCTCCCGGCCAAATTTTAGCATCGTAAGATTTCCTAAAATAAACTGAGCGGACGATCTATTACAGCACCTGCTTTGCAGATACGCTTAAAAATCAAACATTCAGTAAAAATTTAACAATTTAATTTTAGGAGAATTTATCATGGCAATTTCAAATGATCTATTAAGCTCCACTCTGTACTCAATCAGAGATGGAGAGGTTGACGAACTATACAAGAAAGTAGCATTCCTTGATGGAGTTAAAAAGGCTGGCGGTGTTGAGGTCGAAAAAGGCGGCATCAAAATCCAGAGACCACTATCCATCCAGGAGCACTCAACCATCACACAGCTCGCTACTGGTTACGAGCCTGTTTCACTCGCAGTTAACGACGTTCTAAGGCCAGCAATTTACGATTGGTCAGACTATGTAGCGCCTATAGTGGTTACCAAGAAGGAGGAGATGGAGAATAGCGGAGAATACGCTATAGTCAAGATTCTCGAAGCAAGAATGAAGTCCGTTATGGGCATGTTGAGAAGAGAAACCAACAAGCAGATTCTTGTTGGTAACTCAGCTGTTCTAACTTCTTTGAACACTCTAAATGGTTCTCCTGCTGGTGGAACTGGTTTCCTAGAGCCAAGAGCAACTGGCGCACAGACCAACGTAGTTGGTGGTATTTCTAAAGTAACTTTCCCAGTTCCAGGCTGGCTAAACCAGTTTTCTAACGGTGCAGTTACACCAGACTTTATGACCAATCTTTACAACCTCTACATTTCAGCCAACTCAGTTGCTCCAATGGGTGATGTAAGCCACGTTATAATGTCACAGGCCACTCTTGCAAGATACAGAAGAGAACTATTTGACATCCAGAGATTTATTGATA